ATATTTCCCAGTAACAGAAAATTGCGATATACTTGCTGTTCCTACGGCGAGATTGCGCCCTCCAACCTGAATTGTACTAACTTCTTTGCTTACCGCCGCCGTGATCTGTCCCGGTACGGCTGTGAGCTCTGTCTTTAGTTCGGTTAATGTCGCTTCGGTATCTTCCGGTGCGGGCGTCCAGTCGCTTGATTTTGTCGCATTTAGTTCGAACATCAATTCACTAACAGATGTTTTCTGCGTGGCATTTCCTTTTGTAGCAAAGATAAATCCTTTGGGATAATCCCTATTAGCCGTCCACGTGTAACTAGCCCTTTTCCCGGTGTAACTACCCAAAGAGCAGATAAACCCAACATTGGCATCATCTCCCCAGTATGGTGCAATGTATATTCCTCCATACTCATGCGTTTCATTACATAACCATGAGATAGTGACCTTATCGCCCGCTTTAATATCTACGGTAATAGGCATAGCAGACCCCGCCCACCACCACGTACGTTCTTGTAACTTTGTATTGCGGGCAATATTTCTCCCGCTTACTTGTATCGAATCGATCTCCTGCTCTACTGTCTTACCGGAGCGCAATATAAAGATGCCTTTCAACCATGCACTTTCCGACCACAGCCCGTAACCACTCGGTTGATACTCTGCCGGGAAATCCGTATCGGTTATGCCGTCCAAGCATCCCAGAATCGTTTTGTTCTTTCCGGTTAGGTTCATCGTGTTTACCCCGCCTAAAACCTGAATCCTCGGTTTGCCGTCTTCCGATGCGGTTAGATATAAGACGCCCTGACGGTCTTTGTTCGTCTCGTTACCCATTTGAACCAAGTCGTCACCAACCGCCGGAGCAGCGCCGTTAAAATCCGACACAAGGCAAAGAATCGAATCGTCGTTAACTTGCTTAACAGGCACCCAGTAGAACTTGACCGAGTTAGATGTGAACACCTGGCAGCGAACTAAATCACCTACAACGAACATCATGTCGCCCTCAATACCTAAAACGTAGTAAGCCGGGGCGCCGTCGGTCTTAGCTACCGACTTGATTCGACCATTTGCGGGACTGATAACCAAACCGCCGTTGACTGCCCGGACTTTAGAGATAAGCAATTCGAAAATAGTCATCGTCTTGCGTATCGTTGCGCTATCAACCTCTAAATGCCAGTCGCCCGACAATTGCTTTTCGATCTTGAAACCCTCGCCGAGAAAGCCTGGGACAAATTGTTCCGAACTGATATAGTCCTTAACGATCGTGCGGAAGATAGTCGCAACGTCCGTAACGTCTAGCGTATGAATGGTCGCGAGCATGTGAACTAACAGATTGACCGTTGCGGTGTTACCCTCCGCGTCGATACTAGCCGCACCGTTGCCGACGATCAAGCCTTTTAAGAACGTTATAACCTCCTGCGCTTCGTCTTCATTAACTTTGCTAAGAAAGTTTTCCGAAACGAATTGCAACGCTTCGATAATAGCCGCGTCGATTTCGTCGATCGTTCGGAGCGATGAGAAATAGTTGTCGTCGGTTTGTTCCGTGTCGTAGTCGCCCTGCGCTATTATGCGTTTGCGTATCTCGAATAGAGATCGAAGCGAGGAAAGGACGTTCGTGTCGGATGGGGTCGAATTGCTGTTTTGTGTTAGAATGTCAATAGACGACCCGGAGGTATTGCCCCCAATAAACATCGATGTCCCGCCGGAAGCATTCGCGACAGTCGCCCCGATCGGATAGTTTTTTGATCGGGGCTTTGGTGGTACTCTATGACTTTTAATATTTACCATTTTCTATCATGTTGCAACTAAATGAATCCATATTGTAATCAATCTCTCCGCCTGTGATTATAAATCTTTTGTCCGGCATGTATTTATCCGATAGTATGGCAAGCGGATTGAGACGACCGTCGTTTATTAATACTTGATTAAGTTTATATTTGGTAGCGCTGTATTGATTGATAATTCGTTCGATCAATAGCTCTTCGGGTCGAATCGTTTTTCCTGCTAACGAACTGTAGAGATTATCTTTTAAGTAGTCGTTATTTAAGAATGCTTTTCCGTGACATAGCCCGTCATTGTTGTAGGATGAAATCTTAAACTCAATTTCGTCCAATTCGTTTATGTAGTCTTCATTGATAACGTTCTCGTAGATTCTATCCGACTGCTCCTTGTCGTTGTACCCGTCGATTATTTGATACTTCAAGTCTAAATCTTTTAAGAAGCAAGGCAGATAAAGCCAATCTCCACCCATCACCTTACAAACGAAGTCGATCAAACAAAACCTTAATTCCCCGACTAACGGCGTACCGATTGGCAATTGAATGATATATCCGTCCAATCCGTCATAAGGCATGCTTAACGTTTTGGTGCTAATCGCTTGAACAAAACCGCCCCGATCTACGTCGGCCTGTTTAAATTCGATATTGAACGTAGCGAAACTGTTTACGAAACTTGTGCCGTTCCAATACTTATCGCCTATACTTAGCATACAAACGAAATACGGGTTTTCCCGCAAATTGTAAGCAGACGTTTTACCCCAATCGATCATATTGTTATCAAGCACAAAGCCTTTGACACGTGCATTCAGTTCAATGGAGCAATTGATAGAGATCGCCCCATCCGAATAGGCGGATATAGGCAAGTTTTTAGAAAAGGTAAGAAGCGCTTTGCTTATATCCGTACCGCCCTTCTGAATGTTTCGCACCTGTACAACGTCCTCATAGCTATAGTTGGTAATTGACGGTTTCCATACGCCGCCCTCTTTAATCATATCATAACTATCTCTTTTCATTAGAATACCACCTGTTAGCTTGTTTAGCTCGTCACTCGAAAGGCTCTCGACCTCCGCGCTCGTTAATTGCTTGCCGTTGTTGGCCTGGTATATTTTATAAATTGAAGACGATAAAAACACTTTCCTAAAAACGGTATTACTTGACGTATATTCCCATGCTTCGCCGATCTGCTTCAATTTATCAAAGTCTTCATCGGAAAATAGTTCTCCGACGTTGTAGTTCGAAGTTTTTACGCTGACTTTATTGTAACCGTTCAAAACGTCCAGCGTATGTCCAGAACCGGAAAAGCCCAAATCTTGCACTTTGATCTCGCTTAAGTTTACGATTGAATATGAGTTAAATTCGGACGAATACTTGTGATAGTTGCCTGTGTGATCTACATCGATAAAATAAATACTCCCCGCCCAATCGACACACGTCCAGTTCAGTACTTTGCACACTTCCTCCAAGACTTCAAGTAAGGTCATAGGCTTATCGTCCTCATCGTAGAAATTCTGCTCACTGACTGATAGTTCCTCGAGTATATTCCTTTTGGCGTTATAATTCGAAGCGCTACTTCCGTACACGTGAGGTAAGTATATAGCCGAATAGCTGCCTTTTGAATCCTGTATGCATCGTTTTATTAAATCCCAAAACGTAACAACGCTTTTTTTGCTTTGGTCAACTTGTTTATAATTGATGTATTCGAGCGTAGACATTGCCGATATACATTCGACCTCGAGTTCGAAATCGATCGAGGTATAATCTTGCGTATATAATTCCGGCTTGATAAATCCAGTCCAGACTATTGAATTACCTTGCTTCAAATTGACCCGGTATTGCTGATAATTTGTTGAGTATAGCCGTTGTAGATAATCGTTTCCTACAATTCGAATAGATGCAGTAGAAAAACGCTTTGGTGTATATAAAAAGTCTTCGTCATCGACTTTAACGACAATAGGCGTAGCGCTTCCAGTTAGTTCGGTTGGCTTACCTGTGTATCCATTTTCTTGAATATCGATTACGTAATCCTTTTGGTTTAATGACTGAAAAGGAATAGTGTATTTAGTAGTATAACTCATAATTAAAATCTTTTGCCTGTTTTCTTCATGTAATTATTTAGCGACAAATAAATGTCTGACCCCTTTATTAAAGCCCCACCGGATAGTAATAGGCTGCCGTTTCCGCTACCGAGTTGTCCCGAATTGATCGCCTGGAATAGCTTCGATTGTTGCCCGTGGTTTAGAATCATTTCGCCATAGTTCAACCGCGCTAAACCTTTGTCGCCCGATGCGGTGCCGCCCGCAAAAATACCCCCGGTTGCGAATTTGGGGATAGCGGCGAACATGCCAATAATTGCAGCAATGGACGCGCCGATCGCAATAAGATTCGCCGGGAATGGTAATTTCGCCGCACTTTTTCCGCCCTCACTGGCTGCAACTGCCGTGTTTGCGCCTATCTCCTCCACGGCGGTGTCTTTTTTTACCTCTGCGGCGGCTTTATCTGCGGTTATTCCGGTTGCTGCACTTATAACCTTTACCGATGTGGCTTGCGCTTCTACTGTAGATTCCGTCTTTTTTGCTTCTGTTAGTCTCTTCGTTACCTCTGTTAACGTCTCAATCATTTTGACAATACTCAAAAACGCATCGATCGTCGTCGTTAGTGTATTCCAAATCGACATAATCTTTTCCCAGCCGGACGCGTCGACGTCGCTCATTACGTCCCGTAGGTTTGAAAAGGCGCTGACAACACGATCGGAGCTTGACGCAATATCTTTCACGCCCGAATAAAGACCCTCGGTAAGATCGCGTTCCAGATTCTTTATGTCCTCTCTTACTTCCTCGATCTTTAACGCATCGCCCAGGTTCTTAACGTTCGACATTGCGTCGTTTAGTTCTTTATCAAGGTCTTTCGCGCCGTCCTTAATCGCTTTCTTTAGTTCGTCCCGGTAGTCTTCATATATTTTTAAGTCCTCGCTTATAATGTCGGTTTTGCTTTTCTTGTAGTCGAAAGTTTTATCACGCTCTTTCGGTTTAATCTCTTCATGTTTTGGAAGTTCGGCGATTTTGTCGGTAACGTATTTGCCGATCTCTTCGTTTAATTCCTTTTTTGTTGAATCGAGCGCCCCGGCGGCTAGTATGGTCTTTTCAATGAGGTTTTTCAATTCCTCATTATATTGCTCCTCTGTTATTGCCCCCTTTGCTTTCTGGTTGGAAAGTTTTTTGAGTTCATTTTCATGCTCCTTTTTTACTTTCTCGAAATCGCCTTTATCTTTATCGTATTTAGGCGATGCGACGGCGTCTTGTAAATCTTTGAAGTGCTTGCTATTTAAAATATCCTTATCCATTGAGCCGCGCGCTTCAATGTAATGTTGCTTGTCGATTTCGTCGTACGCTTTATCGTAATCCGAATCGGTCATTTTCTCAATCTCCCGCTTTGCTGCGAGCTCTTCGAGTGCTTTCGCGTACTTCTTTTCGGCTTTTTGTAGTGGTGTATCTTTTCCGTCACCGAGGGGCTTGGTTGGCGTTGTTAGGTCTGCCCCTTTCTTGACCTCGCTTCCGAGCCGGGTCTTTGCGTCTTTTAGAATATTTGCGTATTCAATAAATGAATCTAAGTCATTTCTAAGACCGTTCTCCCATCCGATGCCGTCGGTCATTGATACAGCGTGTTTCTTTTTGAATTTCTCTTCTTTTACCAAGTCTCCACGAGACATAGCCCAATCGGCCGCCATGTCTTTGACTGCTTTCCCATTATAAGACTTCTTGCCAATTCGCCTTATTTCGTTTTCGCTTTCTGCTACTTCTTTTGCGGCTAATTCAGCACGGGCGACGCTTTCCAGTAAAGAAACCCTCTTTGCGATCTCTTTGTTAACATCTTGGTTTACAGTTAAAGAAGTGCCTAGTATTCCGTTAATTTGCGAAAGAATTCCTTTTTTCTCTGAAAGGGTTGTGTTTCCTTTGTTATATTCACTCTGCAGGGCTTTAATTTTTGCGATTTCTTCACTTACGATTGGGGCGTCTATACGTGTCTTATATCCATCGAATAAACCTTTAATTCTTTTTGATTCATCATACGCTGTTTTGAACTTCGCAACAATCGCACCGATAAGAGCTAATACGGCCATAGGAGCAATGGAAACCAGCGTCGATCTAATGGAAAGCATCGCACGTTTGAAAGCCGTTCTTATCGTTTCGCTTGCGCTTTGGGCTTTCCAGGCTACTTTGTCGAATTTCTCCCCGGCGTCTTTTGCGGCACGGGCGGCAGACATCATAGCCTGCCTTTCAGCTATAACAAGTTGAGCAACTATCCATTTAAACAGGCGACCTAATGATACACCGATAAGAACCGAAACTAAACTATTTACAATCCCTTTGATGTTATTCGACGCGCTTTCTATTAACTTCGTTATGTTATCAATGAGACTTTTATACGCGTTCTGAATACCTGTATTATCTACAAGTCCCGTAAATGTGTTTTTAAGCCTGTTTAGTGACGTTTCGAGGTTATCCGTATCAACGTTAGGTATCATTTCCCGTAACGCTTCGGCAAACTTCGGAAGTATATCGGCACTCATTAACTGCCCCTGTTTGAGCATTTTTTCTAATCCGGCCTGTGTCGTTCCTGCGGCTTTCGCCATTGCAGCCATGGCAATAGGCAGCTTTTCGCCCATTTGCTTACGTAGTTCCTCCGATGAAATCTTGCCCTTACCCATCATTTGAGAAAGTGCCAGCATAACCCCGTCGGATTCCGAAGCACTTAGGGAAAAGGCGGAAACCGCGCGCGAAACGCTATCGAAAATTTTGCGTTGTTCCATCATTCCCATACCCGCCATACTGGCCGATGCGGTGAACTTCGCAAAGTTTCCGGTTAGTGCGTTTATCTCTAGCCCGTATCGATTCGCCAGATCAAGCAAATACCGTTGATTCTCGGCAAATTGTGCCGTACCGCCCGAAACGTTTTTTAGCGCCGTAGTGACCCGGTTCGTTTCTTTCGCTACGTCGATAAAGCGCGATATTAAACCACTCAATCCGAGCCCGCCCGCACCTAGTGCGGCGGCGAATGTGAGTACTTGCATCTGAAAAGCTCGCAAGCTATTCTTTGCCGCGTTTGCGTTTTTGTTGAAATTGTCGGTTAGCAAGTTGATCGCAACCGAGAAAGAAAGTTTTCCTCCTGCCATGTTTATTTGTGTTTACCTGTTATGTAATCTTTGCCGTATTTCAAGAACGCTTCGAGTTCGTCCGTTTGCTCTTCGATTCGTTTCAGCCCCTCCGCTCTCATTTCTTCGATCTCCCACGGGAACGGGTAAAAATCCCGATCGGTCGGGCATTTCTTCGTATCGATGTGCGGTACAACGGTCATAAACGACCAAAGCCGATCGTTATAAAGTTGTTGCCGCTTCTTATCTTCGTACGCTTTGATGTAGATCGCCAGATCGTTAAGGTTTGCCGACATGATAAAATTCGCATCGATACCACCGTCTACGATCAGAGATGCGACGATGTCTTTAACGTAGGGCGGTTCGTGATCTTGTGATTCGGATTGTTCCGGTTCGGTCGGTTCTGCTTGTGCCTGGTTGAATTGTGCTATTGTTTTGCATTCCTTATCGAACGCAACAAATATCTTTTGTGATAGCTTTTCGTTCTTTAAAAGCGTGCAAAACGCTTCGTAGGTGAATGTGTCGTCGTTGTTAGCCAGTACGCAGCAATAGAGCAGGGCGTTTAACTCCGATTCGTTTGTGTGATCGATTAGCGAGAAAGGCTTTTTCAAGAACTGCTCAACCTTGATTATACTTTTAATATTTAGTTTGATGTTGAATTTCATAAATAGGCATAATTGAAAAAGGGCAAGGCGTAGCGCCCCGCCCTTTGATTTGTCGTGTTAGTTTGTGTTCTTAAGGTTTTTTCTAGCTACTAGGTTCGCCGTCTTTCAGTTCTCCCGACCCGGTTAGAGTAATTGAAGAGGTACACACCGCGCCGTTGTCGGCTTTTAACGATAAGGCAGTGATAAAAGCCGTACCCTCATACCAAGAAACATCTTGTTCAAATCCCCCGTCGTCAGTTTTGCTAACCGTTGCGACCGTAAAATCAACTGCTTCACGTTTTGCCATAATTGATTTAAGTTTTTTAAAACTCAAATGCCCCTCTTTCTTTGACATAAGCGAATCGGAACTGATTGAATACCCTAATTGTCCAGCTAGTGACGCTTTCCATGCTCCCGACATTTTGTTTGCCGTATCGATCGTATCGGCGCTTAAGTCAATTCCGCATGACGTACCGAACGCGATCGGCAATCCGCCAATGAAAATAAAGAGTTTATCACCCGTAATTGTGTCTTTGTTTGAATCATAGGTTGTTGTCATATTCTTCTATGTTTTTAAGTAAGTGAATATAAAAGTGTTTGTATATATTTTCCGTCTTCTTCGTCTTCTGTGCTATCGATCAACTGCCCCACGACTTCGAGGTCTTTGTGTTCTCTGTCGATCGCTTTATCTACCAATTCGGCTAATTCGATACTGCGATCATAGTCCGAGGAAACACAGGAAACGAAAACATTACACGTGTCTATAGTACCCATGTTATTGCGGTTTTTGGAGTACTCGTTTCTTTGATAAACGATAAAATCCCCGTCGGTCGTCTTTGGGGCGGTTATCGGTCGTATATGTTTGACCCGTTTTGAGATTTCCGGGTCGGCCTTAAGTATTGTCCGTATAATCGTCCCGGCTCGAAATTTTGGTGATGCCATGTTTTTAGTGTCTGTTTTTGATTGTGTTTACGGCTCTTTCGATGCCGCCGTATAGTTTATCTAGAGCTTTGCCGCTATCCTGATTGATCGTGTCCGTCCAGAATGCGTTACCGGGCATAACGCCCCGATTTGCATTTTTCCGTTTGTAGTTTCTTCTGGTAGCTGTGCCCCGGTCGACCAAATGCGCATGGTAACCGCCCCGGCCTAGTTCAATGTCTTCGGTTCGGGTCGACCTAAACCCCGCCAACGCTCCGGGTTTGTTTCGTTTTACCCGTGACGAAAAAGCGCGAAGCAAATTTCCCTTTACGCCATTTCGACCGGATTTCATTCTCTGCCTTAACCGACGTTTGCCGCCTGCGAGAAAAACAAGCGTAGCGGCTTTTAATCCGGCTTTGACTGCTTTGTCTTTATCGATATTTTTCAGATCATCAATAGCCGCATGAACCCGATCTAAATCGACTACTTTTACTCCGATTTGTGGATTCATTTGTCTTTGCGGTTTAGTCGTATTTCGATACTGCGATCGTGCTTGTCCGAATCGAGGAAATCGATCGTATAATCGCTTCCGTCATATTCGACGATTTGATCTTCTTTGATAAGCGGATTATAGCGCAATAAAAAGGTTAGCTGTGACGTGTTTACAATCTCTCGGCCTTGTATGATCTCTTTTCCTGCATTCTTACGCTTAAACGCTTTTGTTGTGAGGACTTCAACGAATTGTTCGCCTTTGCTTGCTCCTGATTCGGATTCGATTTCCTCCATTCTCTTGAATGTTATTTTCTCATTCAGTAATCCGGCTCGTATCTTTGTCATTCGTAACGTTTTAAAGGTTGTAGTAAAAATCCGACGTGCCCTGCTATTTCGTTAGGTGTAGCGAACGAAATCGATTCGCGGTTTGCGTAGTAGTTCGCAACGAGTATTCTCGTAGCGTGCCAGATGCGCCGATCGATCGCCCCGTTCTTGACGAACTCTTCGAGCGGCCTATTCAGATACGTTTCGATTGCGAGCTGAACCGGTTCGATTAGCCCGGCTATATACGCGTCGTCGTGATCGAAATCGACGTTTAGATGTTGTTTGAGTTCTTCGAGTGTTACGTATTCCATCGTGTCGAAATAATAAAGGACGGAGCGAAGCGCCCCGCCCTTTGATTTGTCGTGTTAGTTTGTGTTATGCGCTTTTCTTCTTGCCAACTGTAAACGCTTCTTTGTATGCCTGTACGATGTCGTACTTAGAGTTAAGCGTGAACTTTGTTTCGTTCGTGTCGGCATGAGACGTAGTGTCAACGGTAAGGCGGATTTTACCCCATTGTCCGATTGCCGAATAGCTGAACACGCCAAAGCCGAGCGCACCCTCGTCCATGTATGCCGTCATGTGAACCGGGTAGCCGTTCATCATACCGCCCTCGATAATCATTTTCGGATTGCCTTTTTCTACCGGAGTAGATTTCAGTATGCCGTACATTTTAGGGTGACAGATGTAAGCCGTTGCCGGGTCGGAAACGTCTACTCCCTCGGCTGTTGCCGCCGTTTCGAGCGCTACCGCTTCGGCAAATGTTGGGTTGTCGCCCACAAATTGCACGTTCGGCGCATCCTTGACAAAAACACCTGGACTTGCTTTTCCTACTTTAGCACCCGCAAACATCACTTTGTTAAGTGTGCGCGCTTTAGCCATAGCCAATTGTTCAATGACCAATCCGAACAATTCGTCGTTTGTCTCGTCGATCGCGTCGTTCGATACGCGAATGGATACGGCGACGCGCCACGGACTTGCTTTAATGTTGTTGATATCCAACTTTTGCGGAACGACACGAGTGTTTTCGCCCTCGATAGTCGCTTCAATGGCTGCAAGTGTAGGAAATTGCAGATTGCCAACTACGCCGGACTGCATTTTAATTCCCAACTTGTTAATGATAAGCCCTTTTTCAAGCGGCTTAATAACATCGCCGATAGTAGTCGAGATCATCGAAGTAGCGGCGGCGGTATCGACAACCGGGTCGCCTGCTCTTTTGCTGATCGTAATCCCTCGAGGGTCTACGCTGCTGCCGTATCCACTTAAGGAACGCTGGTGTACGATGTCGCTTACTGCTTTTGCAAATTGGAGACTTGGGCTTTTCTCTGCGATCTGAACCGCTTCTACTTCCAAGCTGCGCAACGCTTCGTCAATTGCGAGCTGGTTCTTTTGAGTTTCCAATTCTTTAAATTTAGCCTGTTCGTCGTCTGTTAACTCTCTTTTTTCGGCTTTAGCTTTTGAGAGAATGCCGCGCATTTGCTCTTTAAATAATGCGATTTGCTCTAATTTTGTCATGTTAAATACGTTTTTCAAGTTCTTGAATATGTTTTAAATAATCTCTGTTCTGTCCTGTTAACTGCATTTCGATATCCTCGATACTTCGAATCGTTACGTCAGTGCCGAAAAAGGCCGGGTCACTAACTGGCGAAACGTCCGAGATGTAATCAATTGCATGAACGGTTCGCAATAGCATTCCTCCGTCCATCGAGTAGGTGACTTTCTTTTTGTCTTTGTCGTCGGTGTAGTAAGCAAATGAAGAACCGAAAATATCACCTCGTTTAATCATTTCGATAGCGAAGTCACCGTCGACGGTTTGAGGTGCAAGAAATCGGTATTTTACACCGTAATCGTCAATCTCTAATGATAAAGAACCCGCTCCAAGTCGGCGGCGTGCTAATAATCGTTTTTTGTCGTGTTCTAAAACCGCTTTAACGTCACACGTTCGGAGTAATTCTTCTGTGACTGCGTTCTTTTCGATAACCTCGACAAAGAATCGCTTTTTAACCGGGTCGTACATTACACGGCTTTTTTGGTTGAAAACCACCGCGTAACCCTCGACCGTTCTTTCGTCTACGATTTTGGGCGCTCCTAGTTCTGTAAAACTGCGTATTTCCATTTTTTTAATCTGTGTCGTTTATAATACCTATGTATGTGTTTGTTTTGGTTGCTCGTCTTTTTTAGATTCTTCGCCGCGAAGTTTTTTCGAATCGATCGGTGCAGTATTGCAGGACATAAAAGCAACGTCGCCGCCGGGTATTGGCGCTCTATCTTCGCTCATTCTCCACTCATTCGGAGTTGACACACCAAACGAAATTTCTTTCTCCATAAGAGTGGATTTTGTGGTTATGTCTGTTTTGTATAGCGCTTTGCGATCAAATTCTATTTTGTAGATTTTCGATACACTCCTGGGAATTAACTTAGAATTTAATTCCGCTTCAATCCGGCACAAAATAGGGTCTAGCGTATCAGCCAAAAATATAACCTGGCTCATTTCTGACGCTTTGTAGTTTGTGGGTTGTCCTGCAAAAACCTTATCGGGGTGAACTCCATAAAATCGGCAAATATCAAATACAGAAAATTGCTTTGTTTCGAGTAGCTGCGCATCTACGGGTGTAATTGAAAGTTGCTCAAACTTCATGTCACCAGATACACCGACAATGTTTACACCGCTATTAAATTCTCTGTTAACCCTTTGGCTAACAGTAGAAATTTGATCACCCGTAACCGCTTCAAGTCCTCTACTTTCAGCCCTTACGCCTGACATTATGCCCTTTATCTGCGTGCCATTCTGAAAAGTTTTTAAATTCTGATTATCTGCACTTGCCGAAATGGAGAAAACAGTACTTGCATACGTAATGGTGCTCACTCCGGTATAACCGCCGTCGAGACTTTTGTTTTTTAGGTGTATAATATCTTCGGCTCGATACGTTCCGAAAAGCCGATTTATAGGGTCGGTAATAACATAGGTATTTGCATATTTATCATAAGTGACAGAGTTATTAGAGCACAAAATAATCTCGTCAACATCTCCAAACATTCTTTTGATATATAAATAAGCATTACCCTGATTAAGTGTTTGAATAACGGCATTACACCAAGTGTCGTAGCTGTTCATTCTCCTACTAGCTTGCTTTAATAAAAGATCGTATAACTCGTGATCTTCATCGACTGAATAATAGCCGTCATCTTTGCGTTTTATAAGCAAAGGAATGGACGCAATAGACCCCGATAATATATCGGTGCATCGAAACGCAGTCGATAAACGCATGGCTTGTTCTGGTGTTTTCACTTCGACGGGCTGTTCTCTAACCACTCCGCCGGGTTCTGTGATCTCGATCGGCTTATTGTCGTTTTCTAAGCTGCGTTTATTCTTTTGCGAGCCGCCTATTTTAAGACTAAAATTTAGTTCCATCGTGTTATGCTGTTAAATTGTTGAATAGGTGATATGTCATAAGGTTAGTTATAACCGGGTCAATCTTTAGATTATGCGATTTCTTGATCGGCTTTTTGTTCCTCATTTTGTCCTCGTCGAGTACGGCGTTGCTGAAACACCACGCCGTTATTGGATTCGGGTCGAACGTCTGTTTCTTGCGATAAAAAGCGAGTTCGAACGATTCGACCGGGCTTGTGAACGTTCCGTATGTTTGTTTCACGGACGAAATAATCTCGTCCGGGTTGGTGATCGATGCGTATAGTGTATTTACGAACTCAATCGACTTATACGCATCGTAACCAATGCCAAGTATTTGCAGATGTTTAGCCCGGCCGAGAATGTCCGCGACGATTCGATCGTAGTCGATAACATCGCCGTCCAGTAAGATTAAATAGCCCTGATCTGCCCAATTTTGATATAGCTCCCGGTTTGGGTGTTTCTCGAGCGCGCCTTTCGGGAAGTAGTAATCCGTAAAAGAGTGAAACGCCTTTGTCTTAGGGTTATGGGCGTTATACGTAACGGTCGAAAAGTCGTCGCAAACCGATAGGTCAACGCCTACCATTGTAGGTAAGTAGCCGATTTCCTCGAGTTTTATTGCTTTGAATTGCTCTTCGATCTGTTTCGCTGTAATCCATACCGTCGCCGAATCTTCCGCAAAGACATTCAGTAGCTTTGTGCGGAACTCTAACGCATCGTCGGCACTGTATAACGCTTTTTGATATTCCGCTTTATAAAAGTCTTCGTAAACGGTTACACCCATGTGCGGTTGAACCTTATGCCATAACTCCGGGCTTCCCTCGTCCAGGTCGTCGACGTCCGGTTCGAATATGTGCGCAAAGATCGAATCGTTTTCGTGTTCGCCGCGTAGTATCGCTTTGTAACCTTTGAGCATTTCGACAAAAGGCGTCGTTTGCTTACTCGATGCGGTGGTAATGACGATCGTTAAAGGGTTGAGCCGTGCGCCCATTGAAGACGTTAGAACGTTCTTTAATGCGGCGCTATCGGCTTGTGAATATTCATCTACTATCACCACCGAAGCGTTAAGACCGTCGAGCGTGTCGGGGTTGGACGCAAGGCAGCGAGCAAAGGATGTTTTGCCCTTTATGCGGTTAAATATTTTTTCTCTGTTGATCTTGAATTTGCGTAGCTTCGTGTCGAGCGCTTTTAATATGTTTCGGATTTCATCGAAACAAACGGTCGCCTGTTCGTATGAGTTCGCCGCGACATAGGCTTGTGCGTTTGCATCGCCGAATAACAGATCGTATATAGCGAGCGAAGCAACCGAGGTTGTTTTGCTGAACTTACGCGGAACGAAGAAAAGCACTTCACGAATGACACGTTTGTTCGTACCGGGATAGTAAAAGCCGAATATGTTTGTGAACTGGAAAACCTGTATCGGTGTGAGTTTGTACCGGGTCTTTCCTTTCGTGCCGGAGAATTTTAATTTCTCGTAGAACACGATAAACTTTTTGATCTCCTTTGTGCGGAACTCGTATTTGTCGAGGAATTTAAAGAATCGAAGTATCGCGAGTAATTCGTATAAGTTGTGCTTGTCTGGATTCTCAATGCAGTTGCATACATAGACGTTTAACCTCTTATCAGCCTTTTCTAGCTGATAAGAAGCAACGTCGATTTGCTCGAGCCGTCTCGTCGTGTCCTTTTTGAGCCTGATTAATACTCTTTTAGTCGTCTCGTCCTGCATTGTCTACATCGTTAATGAGTTCGTCGAGTTCGTCGCCCTCTGTGCTTGTAAGTGTTTTAAGGGTCAGTCCTAGTTCTCGCAATTGTTTGCGTGTGGCTTCAAGTGAATCGAATAATACTTTGAACGCCGGGTGTGCTACTAGTTTTTTGTTACCCTCGCGGCTCTTTTCTGTTACATAAGATTTCTTTTTTGTGGCGATGTCATTAAGTGCGATTCGAAAAGCGACGTATGAACCAGCGCAAAGCGTAATACACAAATCCAGATCGGGCGTGTATGTTCCTTGCGATTCCATCGCATTGCGAATATTCTCTTTGACATCGTCTAAATTTGCCATGTTTTATTGTGCTTTTTACATATAACCGTGATAGCTGCATGTTTGGTGTACGCGGGATTTCGGCGCAATTTGATTCACCCCCAAACGAACCCCCTCAATTTGAAAAATTACTCGCGCGCACAAAGACTAGGGCGAGTGGGTTTCGACTTGATACGAGCCAATATAAAAAAGACCCGCCCCCGTTTGCAATTGAAAGAAATTGTATGTATTTTTGAGTCTTAAAATTTTAATGATGACAGAGAAAATTGGTACAATAAAAAACCCTTTAACAATCATTGCTATATTTGCGGGTATTGCCGAGGTGGGCGGAACTGTAGTGTTACCCTTTTTAGAAATTGAAAACCAAAAAATATTTATTTGGTTCTTGATGATATTTCCTATAATACTGATATTACTTTTCTTCGCTACTTTAAATTTCAACAGTAAATCACTGTATGCTCCCTCAGACTTTTCTGATGAAATAAATTATATCAAAATAAATAAATTTGATGCCTCAAAGCAAGAAATGGTACAGGTTGAAATTGAAGAAAAAAACATCTATAATAATCTGATAGAAGAAATTGCAGAATTGAAAGATGACATTAATACTCAGATTATGTCAATGCCGAATTTTCATTCAGGTAAATATGATATTCCGATTACATTAGAGACCCTACCAATGTCAGCGAAACTAAAAGAGTCACTAGATGCACTTGGATTTACAAATGTGTCTTTTAGTGGAGAGCCTTTTTATAGTATAGATGATAGTGAGTCTATTTGGGTAGGTGAAAACATTAAAGACTTAGATGGTATAATTAAAGCTATAAGGATTGCAAAAAGTTTCTATACTCAATTGCAATATATTGATTTTACAAATCATATATTATCTAGAAATAAAATTTATATTGGTGGTGCAACATCAACGGCTTTAGACAAAGAGTTGAAGAAATTGTCGGATATTGATTTTGAAAAAATATATGGGGCGAAGTCAATTTATGACATAAAAGAAATAATTAAATGAAATTTTAATCGACTCGACTCCCTTACATAGTATCATTATAATACCGCTCAACCCGTTCCAACCCACCCCGGAGCGGGTTTGTTCATTTCGACACGTTCCGAAATGGAGCGCTCTTAATCACTGAGCCCTAAATCCGGCTCAGGGTGTCCAGTTATACCGACTTCATTTCAAGCATCATTTCACGATTTGGTGAAATGAGACTGATTATCAGAGTTTATCACCAAATAGTGAAAAACCTCGCCGATTTTCTAACCTAACAAAATCCAACCTACACAAAGCCGCCTTGCTTCGTCCTGTGTGTGTTCTGAATAAGGTTGTTTCGGCCTGTCACGAGACAACTCGAGCCGTGACAATCCATTGTAGATCGACACGGATCGATACATACCGACACAAAAAAAACCGCTCTAACTATAAAAGGTTGGAGCGGCTTTCTGCTATCAAATTTTTGCCTTTAGGCTTACATATTCTAATTGTCGATTAACTAGAGAATAAAAATTGGATATTCTTATTTGTTCGGATGGAGAGGCAGGATGCCTGGTTAGTTCGATTGTATTATCTTTTATTTTTAAAAGCCCTTTTAGATAACTTTCGCTATCTATTAATTCATTATCATATTTAGTTGTTAATGTACTAAGAGAACGCTCTAAGTTCATAATCTCTTCATCAATCCTAGATGTTTCGTTTGTAATTTGACTTGTTATATTTTGTTTTTGAACTTGATTAAAAAGGGTATTCATTTTCCGCAATTGCGATAGTATTATATCAAGCTTCATATCGTCGCCATTTGAACTGTCGTAAGACGGAATCTGCGCTTTAGAATTTATCGCTAATAACTTAACTATTGAATTAATATTTTTAGCATCGTTTCGTGATTCATAGGTTTGTTTTAATAAGTCTGTTATTTTTTCTTGCGCTTCTAAAACTTCCCGGTATTCCATTGTTTTAGAGTATTCGACATACCTCAACCCTGCAATATCGAAGATTGACGGCGTTCCTTTTTCTTGAATCATAGCTACGGGCATATCAAAAGCCTGTCTTATTCCAAGTTCAAACATAACGTTTGGATTGCGGGAACTCAAATCGCAGATAGCCATTGGAGCTTCCAATAATTCATTTAATATTCCAAGTTGAATTAAATTTGAAGAACTTTCTTCGTCCGCTCTTTTAGGGGTAAAACCTGCTTTTATTATTGCAGGCTTAATAATATCTTCATACACTTTGGCAAAATGGCCGTTTGCGTATCCGTCGCAATCGCTGATAGGCATTATTGCAAAGCATTTTGTTTCGTCATTCTTCTTTTCACTCATGGTTAACTTATCTTTTAGTAAACCACAAAAATATAAAATCTTTTTTTTAAACATCATGTCTTGACTTATTATTTTAAATACCGATCGACAAACCTCGCCGTGTTCCGCTTCGTATTCTCCCGCACCGCTTCTTTCGTGTGGCTAAACATAAGTCGATGCGTCTCGACATGGCACGCATGGCATAGGCTTTGCAGATTCAGCCAGGAGAACATCAAACGTTCCATCCCGGCACGTCCCGACACACTTTCAACCGGGACGATGTGATGTACTTCGGTTGCGATCGTGCTCCGATCTTTCCGCTCGCACTCTTCGCAGATCGGATTTGACCGGAGCTTTTCGGCTCGTAGCTTGCGCCATCGTGTCGAGTTGATAAGGGCTTTATAGATTGGATTACGGCTCATAGTTTATTTTTTTTAGTTGGTAAATTGTTTGATATAATAAAACAGTTATATTTGCTCAAAACTTATACTTATGAAATACATTCCTATCCTTTTGCTTGGTATCTTCTTATTGGTATCTTGCAATCAAAAGAAAAATGCTTCACAAGATGAAGTAGTAGAACAAGCTGTTGAAGCAATCGAATTAAATCCTCTTGTAGGCACAAAATGGCGGTTTGAAAACCATCAAATGTATTCTGAATATGAATTTATATCTAATGATTCTATGTTATTAGTAGGCAAATGGCATAATTCTAGTAACGTGGTTAGAAAAAAAATGAGATACGAATACAATCATCCCAATATTATATTTTATAAATATGGACGCAGTGGAAATCAATTTTTAGACGCCCCTGCTCATATTGAGGGAAACGCTATAAAAATGCAAGGCATGTCCGATCATATAAAAGTTGAATAAACATATTATCTACTCAATAAACCCGATATTCGTCGGGTTTATTAGTTCTATTTCACCTCGTTCCGTCCATACTCAAAACGGTAAGTTGTCCTTTGTATCCCCGAATCCAGGCAATCCGTTTGCTTGCGGCGTTGGTTGGCTCGCTCCGACTACCATCGGTGCCGCCTGTACCGTCGCGGCTTGCTTTGGTGTTAACAGTTCGATATTATCGACATGCACTTCCGTTACGTACCGTTTCGTCCCGTCCTGCCCGTCGTACGACCTGGTGCGTGTCTTCCCCTCTACATAAATTTTGCTACCTTTCGACACATACTTCTCGACCGTCTCGGCAAGACCCCGCCAAAATACGAGGTTATGCCATTCGGTGCGCTCTGGTACTTGCGTGCCGTTTCCGGTCGTATAGCCACGCTCCGTTGTGGCCAGTGATAACGTAGCGACTTTAACGCCGCCGTCTAATACGCGAATTTCCGGGTCTTTCCCGACATGTCCTAATAAGATTGATTTGTTTACACTCATAAACTTTGATTTGTTTTTGTTGTTATAACTCTATGATAACAAGTGATTTAAGAATAAATAATTTAGTGCTTTACAATCGACAAATAACCGTCGTCAAAAACATTGCCGAAAAGTCGATCAACTTAGAATTTGAACCCGGAACATTTCGGGTTACAAATTGGATTCCTGCGTCTGAAATCGAACCTTTGCCAATCACTAACGATTTACTGAATAAACTCGGTTTTAAGCATCATTACACGGCACACATATACGATACCGAAGCGGGTAGAATCTTTATAAAGCGAAAAGTGAATAGCTTTTATCTGACGATTCAAAACGAGTACAGAGATTTGATATTGATCGCTTCGGTTCATCAATTGCAGAATCTAATGAAATCGATGTTTGGAATTGAATTGAAATATCGGTTGTTTCTCTGACCGGATACACCGGAACGGCTCGATAACCGCTATCGGTCGGCGCGAATATTGTATCATGAATTAAGATCACTTCATCCAGGTTGTATTCTGGTTCGCTCGGGTCGCTACACGATGATAGGATAAAGATCGGAGCGATCAGGAGTAGTTTAATTTTGTTCATTTCTGATTAGTTAAGAGGGTTTATTCCTCATATTATTAATCTCGTTAATTACTCGATTTACTCGGATGCTACACAAGTAATCAAGGAGCAAACTCCTTTCTTTCTCTGTGCAATTGAATCGGTTGAATAACTCGTGTATGCTCATGTAGGCGATTCATTAGGTTTATAATTGCGCAATGCACATTCAAATTCAGAATTATACATTTTCAATAACGCTGATTCGGGAATACCTTCACTCCTCCAAGCATATTTCCGTTTTAATTCTTCCAAACGTTTTTGATAGTTTGGTGAATACATTTCTATAAAATCAGCTAATGTCATAAACTATCAATTTATTCGTTAAATAAATCCATTAGTGTTTCACAGTTGTCTAATGCGCATTCCTTGCAATCAACTGTGCAAGTTCCAGCATGATAGCATCCGCAAACTTCACGGAAGTTTTTAAGAGCTATTTCTTTCATTTCCTCTTTGGCCATGATACAGGCTTTTTGTGCAACTTCTGTATTGATAGTTTTGCTCTCGCACATGAAAACCTCTTTTAGATAATCTCTTTCCATCATATCTATCTAGTTTTACGCTTTAATGTTTTTGAACTCATTAACTCTATCTATAACGTCGTCTGCTAATTGGCTAAAGTTGTTATCTGGGTACGCAAGAGAAAGTCCGTTACTTATACGATTATCGTTCTCGCTTTTCATTCCCATCGCTTCTATAAGTGTTGCGATTGATTCTGCAATCAAAATTGCCGCTTCGTTACTTGGATTCATATCTATCCGGTTTTAAAATGGTTATCAAATTCAGTTATTCGTAATTGCCCCGTCATGCTATCGACCGTTTCTTGCGGTAACGCCCGTTTCGGTTTGACGAACTCGAAATGCTTTTCGCCTTGACTTAAATCGTAGAACAGCGCTTCGATTTCTTCCGGTATCGGCGACATGTCTCGCTCTTCTTCGGGTCGTGGGTCGCCGATTCGCAGGATACAAGCCACGGCGTATTGTACTATCTCGTAGATCGAATTAAAGCCGTTTTCGTCCCGTATCTTTTCGAGCCGCCGAAACTGTTCCGGGTCGACCCGGGCGATTACCTTTCGCCATTCCTCGGGCTTGAATTTTCGTTTTCTTCTATTGCTCATAGGTTTTATTGTTTTGGAATTACTTTCTCAAACTAGCGCCAACAAAAGGCACTCTAACACACGTTGATCTAATTCGATCAATTACCCTTTCGCCGTACTTCTCCGCCAGGTCTTCGCCGTTTAGATTCGATGTTATGATAATCAGTTTATCCGACTTCTCCACGGCGTCCATGATCTCGGCGAATGGCATTCGTTTTTTTCCGTAGTTGACCGCAACGGTTTCCGTTCCGATGTCGTCGATTGATAGTAAGTGACGCTTTAATGCTTCGTCTACTTTTGTATCCAGCTCCGTAACGTCATAATACGATACGATTCGGCGGCAGTATTTGAGTATGATCGCTGGAAGAACGTATCTACTTAGCTTCGTTTTTCCTCGGCCACAATTGCCATACATAAACAGCCCTTTACCCTGATTATCTTTAAGCCAGTCTATAATTTTCGAATACTCCTGTTGCGGTTCGTATCGCACGCCCTCGAGCGTTAAGAAATAACTCATTGCATTGTGGAAGATCGTTTCGGCTTGCGGTATTTGAATCGTTACCTTGTCGTTAGGTACTTTCATGCCACGCTCTTGCATGTCTCTAAGAATATCTTTAAAATTGCTCATATCGCTTGTTATTTAATCTTTCCGTTGCTGGGTGTGAGTTTTGATTTGGTCTTTCTTTGCCCGCCCAGGTTCTAAGCCGACCCGCTAATTCCCAGGTTTCTTTCATTTCAAACAACATCTTTGTTTGACTTCGATTCATCTCCGACCAATAGTCAAAAAAGCGATCGATCATTTCCGACGGGTATTTTTCTCGATATTCATTCAAAGAATTTAAAAACTCTTCTCTCCGTATAATCGTAGCGGCGCGAGCCGCGTCTTTCTTCTTTAATAACTCTTTAGAGTTATCTTTACTTTCCTTTACTTTACTTTGTGGTATTGTTTCGGGTAACAATACCGGTTCGTTTGAATTGTTACCGGGAACAACTTTAGCGTTAATGTCATTGTTACCCGGAACAACTGCTTTTTTTTCTCTAAGCTGTTTCATAAATTCCTGCTTCTGTTTTCTCGATTCGTAGAGAGGTGCAAGGCGTTCGTCTAAAGATTTCGAGCGTATTTTATCCTCGCTACGGCTCAATAATTCCAATTTGACACAGTAATCTATTATAGCCGTTAAAGCCTCGTAGGAAACGCCAAAATCACCCGCGAGTAACTCGAATTGTATTTCATCGTCCGGCATATAATTTTCATCGCTTCCCGTCAAACATTCGAGCAACATACACCAGATCGCATAACCCGTTATTCCGAACTTGTTACGTAGTGCTTTGATCTTTAGCCCGTTTCGCATATTAGCGTCATGCGAGAAATAATCAGCGTTGTTTTTCTTTGGTCTTGCCATTTTTGAATTTTACACAGGTTCTTAATTTCGTAGATCGATATATTCCCAATTCGTGACAGTAATGCATGTAATTAACGGGCGGGTCTGAATTTGCGCACATGCTGCACAGTACAAACACTTTGTCTTTCTTTGCCATCGTTTAAAGTTGATTAGTTATTGTGAAGCGGGCGGATTCGAACCGCCCCGGCTTGCACCGCTCCGTAGCACTCCTCCGGGATTCGCCCCGGCGCGCTGTTATTCGTCTTTGTGTGATTCGGCCTTGCCGTCTTCGTGCATATACACCTCGACTATATCCGTTTCTTTAATCATGTCGATAGTATAATCCGCCATCGTCCCGTCCATAATCTCACCGAGTCGTTTCTTTGCGTGATCGAAGTCGCTCGCCTGCACTAGCATGGTTTGTTTCGTTTTGCGCTCCTTGCCGCTCTTATCGTCCAGAGTGATAAACGCCAACCGACACGAAAAGAACTTGCCGCCGTCATCGCAAAGATGCACCTCGCTATATCCGGCTCGTTTGATGTCGGTAACGGTGTATTCGCCCGAAATATACGCTCCGACCTCTTCAATCGTGCGTTTTTCCGCTTCGGTGAACGACAACGCGTCGAATACATTTGTTTCGGTTACTTTCTTGTTCATTCCGCTTTCGTCCATCTTTTCGAAGCGAATCTTTGTTTCAAAATAATTGTGATACATGGTTAATTACTTTTTGTTTTGGTTGATAATTTTGTTAATTCTATCGTTTAAAGTCTCCCTCTTTTTTGCCCCTTTTTTTATCGCAACAATTATGAGTATAATTGCTATTATGAAACTAATTGCTGCCCCTCCCCATAGCGGGCAAGTAATCCACCACCACGACCAATCGATCACGTTCGTTAATTTTAAAACGAGGAGTGCGATAAAGGTCAAACCGTACATACCTACTCCGTTATTGCTTGAATTTCCTTTACTCATAATTTTACTTTTAGTTATTATTAATCAATCGTTTTAATTCTCGTTTTAACCGATATATTTCGTTCTGCACCGGAACGCTACCTTTTGCCCCGGTCTTTAGCGATTCGATCTGCATCCGCATAACCAGCACCTTTTGCGCTTTATCGACACAGCTTTCAAAGTCCCGTCCCGACCGCAACGATTCGTCTATAACCTCATTGCACAGCCTTATCCGTTCCGTTGCTTCCTGTATCGCTTCGACGTGATCGGCTCGTTTCATCTCGAGTATTTGCCCCCTGTTCCGGTACGCATCGTATATCGCGCAGTAGAGCGTATCGACATCCGGTGAACCGATAAAGTGACCGATAAACTGCCAATAGTATTCGGTGTCCTTTGTGACGCTTTTAAGCAGTTGTAGCGCTTCGATTTTACTCTGACTGATCGGACATTTGATTTCGATTACAGCATCACGTACGCCCTCGAAATCATACATATAAGCGTCTGGCGAATCGCCGAACCCCGGTAAAGGCTCATTGAATACGATGTCCTCGCAATCGTGCGAACACGATTCTATATGCTGCATGAACTGCGATCGTAGCCATTCAACCGCAAGCGGTTCGTTCTGATTACCCCAGTCCATTGCTTTAGAACTCGTACTTTCCCGAACAATACCGGTTCGGCGTTCGTACCGTATCGCAAACATCGCTTCGATTGCTTTCGTTCCGAATATCTTCCCGCGTCCGGCCTGCATAAGATCAGGGAGAACCGACGCAGTTATTTTGCCCCGGCGCTTTTCTCTCCATTCGTATTCTTTAAGTTCGGGCGATTTCATTTTTCAGCGATTTTATTTGTTGTGCGGTTAGTGAGTACTTTTGCTCAACTAACGCGTAATCTAATCCTTTGCGTAGCGAATCGACGATCGTATTCCATTGAGCCGACCCGGTTTGTACCGTCGGTTTCTCATTGACTGGCTTCGGTGCGAACGGTCTTATGCATAGCGAATCGGTAACCTCGCCAAACGCTTTAATTCGTGCCGCCCCGACTTGTATCCTTAATCCCGGCCAGTCTTCGAGGTGTGGCGAACCGGATAGCTTTGTGAGAGTTTTGCAATTAGTGCGGTTTAATATCATCGGTTTTGAAACCTCGTTGAGATAGCAGACGGTGCAGATTCCTTTTTCTCCATTTCGGTTTGCTACTTCTTTACTGTCTATGCGTTGAATTGTTAGAACGATGTCCTTTCCTCCTGGTAGATCATGGGCGCCTAAATGCTCATAATTAAACCGTTTCTTCCAGTGTGTTTTCTGCTCCATGGTTACTTAATAATTTATCGTCAAATCCCTTACTCTCTATTTCGCGAAGCCTTACTTCGGTTGAAGACACGTTTAAGCCTGATCGTTGCATTTGTATCTGAACGACGGTTCTCTTTAGCTCATAGTTTAATAGATTGCTGGCCTGGCTAGCTAATTTCGCCTGTGCATTTGCTGTATTGGCGTCAATCTCTCCGCTGCTTAACTTTTCCATTTGATTAAAAATGAAAGACAGAAGCGATTTTGCATTACATGGTGTTCCGTTCATAATTTGGTAGTTATTTATTTTTTACAGGTACTCATTACGTTTAGCATCTCGGATAAAAGTTCTAGGTAGATCAAATCCAGTTCATCAGGGGAAGCGAGATTATAAGCATTCATTTTTTTGATTATTTTTTTACATTCTATTGCTTTTTTCTTCGTACACCTCCTAGCGATCATTTGGTTTAATATTTCGTGATTGAGCTCTGAGAATGCTTCAAAAAAGCGGTAGTAAAAATTTTCGTTGCGTAAGGTTTTAAACCCTTGTCTGGATATATATTTTATTACATCAGATGCGAGATATTTCGCATAATAATGTCGGCTAACTTTTACATAAAAAAAGAGCCCAATAGCTACATTTCCGTTTAAGTTTAAGTATGCAGAATCCCAAAGAAATATATCTTTGTATACATCTCGGATTTTTCTAAATTCAAGAGGGTGTAAACCATCGATAAAATGATAACCAAAGGTTTCACAAGCAAGATCGTATATAGCTCCGATTCTGGCTTCGCTTCTATCCTTGCAGGCTAATAGCCTTTTGTTGACCTTTTGTAAAAACCAATCATGGCAAACTGAAAGATTATACTCCATTCCTCTAACCCAGACGTGAAAAATGTCTTTATTGCACTGACAAACCCGTCTTCCCGATGTGGCTATCCCGCCATATCTCCAATAGCAATAATCGCTATTTACAAATCCGCGTCTATTCATGTTTGCCCCTTTTAAACATGTTCATTACTTCCCGGAGAATCTTACGTCTATTCTTGAACGCTTCTTCGAAGTTGTTAAAGTCATACACACGACCGCTTTTGCACGTATAAACTGAATGCGATGTCGTGCGAATGATTTCGTTTGCTTCCTTTTCGCTCAACTCGATTCGCTCCGTAACGTGTCGCCTTGCGTCGATATTGTTTAGCGTGATCTTTTCATAATAGTTGCAAAGCCTTTCGCCTTTGATTATCTCGATTATACTCGGTGGACATACCACTATCAGGAACGGTTCGGGCGCTTTGGGTCGCTCCGGTTCGTATGCGGTGAAAATCACTCTCTTTTTGTCCGATCTGAATCGGGGCGTACACATGCCTTTCAATACGCAATCCTTTAACATGCCATGAAAGGCGCAGCCAAAACAGCCGCTTTTTGCTTCACATACTTTGTAGGTGAGTTGACCGATTGTCATTGTGCCGCCAATGTTTAAGTTTTCAAATATTTCCATGATTATTTAGTTTAGAGTGATTCGAACTCTTTTTCTAATGTTTTAATGTGATCTTCCGCTTTGATTAAATAGAAGTCTACAATACTTTCAAGTGGGAACGGTAGAAAGTCGTTTGCGAGTTGATACGTTGAACGACCATTTGCGGATAAGTGCAGCCTTGCTGATTCGAATCTCGTTTCTTCTCCGCTTTCCTTATCTTTAACTATACTGCGCTTTCTAACGGCGTCGATATCCTCTCTAACTAGCGCAATTTCACTCTCAATTGATTTTGCTCTTTCGTAATTTTCAAGTTTCATATATCTTTTTTTTGGATTTTATGCAATTTCGTTTCGCTTTTCTTCCTCGTAGTAGTACCGCATGTAACACGGGTCGCAAACAGTCGCTACGTAATTGCCCATGTCGACCCGGATTACTTCGTCGTGGCTTAGTATTTCCCCGCACTCTTCGCAATATTCTAGATCAGACGGGCACGGTTGCGATGCGGTGCAGATCGAGCAGTCTCGGGCGCAATGGGTGAAATCGTGTAGCTTCATTATGTGGCGGTTAAAAATCAAACCCGATATATACTATTGTACCTTTTTTAAGATACCGGGCTTTACTGATATCATCGAAAGCGCCGCATTCATAACGGCCTTTTCCGCGCGGCCAATCTAGGGTTGAATATTCGCCACGAATGTAAACCGGGGCGTTTTCTCTATTTAGTAATCGTATAAAATCTCCTTTTTTTACTTTCTCAATAGCTATTGGGGTATGTGAGCTTTTGTTTTCAATCATTACGTTTTGTTTTATTGCGGGTTGAAAATGCTCTTCGATAAAGTCGGTCAAGTCTTCGCGGCACATTGAATCGGATTCAATCGTATAATCGTGCGCGGCTTCCCATAGGTCATTGACTACCTGTAAAAAGAGTTCTTTATCTTTCTTGATTGAATCACTTGCGGTATCATAAACCATATCGCACAGTTGAGATACAGTAACGCATCGGTAAGATGTTTCTTTCATCATCCAAGGGCGTAGCATATTATATAATTTATTTGTTGACATAAATATTCTTTTCATTTCGTTTCAACTTTCTTCCATTCACTACAGCGCAACCGATAACGTATAGTATCGTGACGGCTAAAAATATTAGCGCCGTAATTAGTTCGCCCCGGGTCGGTTCGCCGTCAGCTAGGCCGAGCGTAACGAACAGTAGGAGCGGGACGGGTAGGGCTTGGCGTAGTCTCAACATGGCTTATCGGAGTTTATTTTCCATGAACGCTATTATGTGAGCGCGCTTAATGTAGATTCGGCCTTGCGGTTTTGAGTATGGTATAACTCCATTAGCCATATAAACCGCCATTGTGCGATGCGATACACGTAATATTGCTCTAGCTTCTTTCACGCTTAGATATTCGCTTCTTAATCTGTCCACTTCTGTCATAATATTAGTTTTTACGTTCAACATTTAATATTCCGTTCTCTTCTTTCGTTTCGAAGATCATTTGTTTGTCCTTTTTCAGATCGGACGCGGTGGTACGAACCGATTTGCGTCGGTTGAGTGGAAAAGTTGCCTTATCCCCTACCCTCATACTTTCTAAGGTTGATTTAATTGGTGTTGTCATATTGTTTAATTTTAGATGATTGACATGTTTAGCGGTGCGATCGATATGTAATGCATCGAGCCGGAAAAGAATACCGGGAGATTCGCGGCGATGCGGTCTTTAACTTCTTTCTTTGTGTATTGATTACTCAGATCGCCGTCGGCGTATAGTTTATCGAGCGTGGTGTAAATGCCTGATATGTGATCTTTAGGGAACGACTTTACTACATATACCTTTTTCATATTTCTTGCCTTTAATTTGTTATTGATTGACTGATTGATTAACTTTGATGCGACAAAGATAGAACTTAAATCGATAATAAATCGAGTTTAAGATTTTATTTATTCGATTTTAAATCTAATTAACAGGTAAGATGGGACTAAAAGAGCGAATGCTTGAATACATAGAATATCTAGGTATTGATAAAGCTACTTTTGAGAGAAGCGTTGGGTTGTCGAATGATGCAGTTAACAAAATGGGCGATAACACCCGACAAAGTACAGTCGATAAAATATCGAATATATATCCGAATTTAAACCCTGTATGGTTAAGGTATGGAATTGGGGAAATGATAACAAGACCTGGGGCAACTTCACACAATATCGCTATAGGCAATCACAATCGCGGCGTAGGCATGCAAATCGGTGGGAATAATAATAGCATTACTGCCGGAAATGAGCAATTAAGCGAAAGCGAGGAGATTATGGCATTAAAAGAAGAAAACGCAGCCCTACGAATGCAATTTGAAAAGTTTAAAAGCGACATCGAGATTAAAGACAAGGAAATAAAACTGTTACGTGAAAGCTTGGAGGAAAAGAAACGTACAATTGAGATTTTGCAAAGTCTTAAATAACAATCGCCTGACAATTGATAACATTGTCTTAACATTCGATCTCATATTTCTATCTCATATTTGCATCAGTGGAGTTTAAAATCTAATGCAGATGATGACAGGAGAGGGATATAATATCCAAATTGGGGATTATAACAAAAACATTAATATTGTTATTGGGAACAACGAAGCAGATTCTAACGTTAAGAGATTAATCGAAGAGAACAAAGCCCTTAGATCGAACTTAGACTGGGCGATGCAGCAAATTCGAATTAAAGATACGTTATTAAAGATGTTTTGCAATGAACCTTAA